AGCAATTTTAGTAAAGCGAATAACAGTAAAACGACGATGTAAAGCATCAATACAATTAATTGTAGTACTGGAAGTTGGCCAAATATTTGAAGAAGCTAGAAGTAATTTAGAAACATACGGTTTGCCTTTTTCACTCAATTCAGCTTGACGGGTAGGAAAAACAACACAAGATATAAAATTTAACATATCCTTATGATCTAAGTGATCTACTCTACTAAACAAATCATCAACAGCATGAATTTCTTGACCATTATATCCCTGATGGTAGTCATCAGTAGTATTTTGTTGCCATGTGGTCCAATCATCAAAGTCATCCATAAAAAGATAATCATCCTTATTACTATATTCACTCTTGTAAATTTTACCTATTCGAGATTTAATTTGGCACATAAGTTGACTTTTTCCTAATTTTGGAAGTCCATGAAAAAGAAAAGCGACAGGTTCTTGTCGACGTCCATTTGTTGCACGCACATAATCAATAGCAGCTTTCATTCGAATATAACGAGTATTAAATTGCATCAAATCAGCACAAAAATTAGTATTTCTAATGGACATATAAACTCCAGTATCTACTTGTTTCTTAATTTCCTGAATCTTATTATAACATTTCATAAAATCTTTAAAATTCTCATCACGAACAAAAGCTACACTTTTAGTAGCTACCAAAGCTTCGAACTTTGGTGTTTTCTCAATAATTTCAATCATTCCATTACGAAGTTCTGTGATAGCTTTAGCCTTAGAAGTAATATCAAAACCAAATTCAGACAGGACGTCACCAAGAATATCAGCAAGTTTATCGAGAGATTCCATTTCCTTTGTAGTATTATTCAAATTAGTAGTAAATTTTGCAATAAATGGAACCGGAGAATATTTGCCAAGAAAAGAAGCAAGGAAAACCATAAGTTTCTTAGTATTTGTAAAATTACTTTGTTCTTGAGGCTTCTTAGAAAAGAAATCGGAGATATAATTAATTAGTCCTGTATCCAATCCGAGAATAGAGAGCAATGGAATTACGTGAGTTATTAGGCCAGCCATTGATTCAGATGTTGAGATTCCTGTAGCACAGGCAAGAATGGCAGGCCAACTATGTTTTATTCTTGCTGAAAAAGTTTCAACAGTAACTATTTTATCAGCATGCTTCTCAAGTTTTCCGAGAGTTTCATGTCCAGCGTTAGTAAATTTTGTAATAGAATTTAAGGTTTCAATCAAATGGGGTACAAATTCTTGCATAGAAGATACTGACGTGGCAGCACCTTCAATTTCAGGAGCCATTGAACGTAAGACTGAAGTTGTTTCATTTATAGCAGTTTTTACATCTGCAGCAGTCTCCTCAATAGATGTAAAACATTTATTGAGATTTTCAACGGTGCCTCTACCAGGGATGTAATCGTATATTCCCTGTTCTTCTCCCTCTTCCACATTAACTGGAGGTCTATAATCGTTAACATGGTCGAGGAAATCTTGTACAACCTTTCCATTTCCACGCAAAATATTTCGCAGAGTACGTGCATTGTTATTGAGCTTTATGTAGTCAACAACAGTAACACTATCCACAAGATATTTTACATACAAAAGGATTTGATCCAAAAACTCAATCTTGGTTGTCAGATTAAGCAAAGTAAATAAAAGAGGTTTTCTTTTATGAACTGGGATCGAGAGCAGAAGCTCTTGGAAGTCTGAAATAATATCAAACAATGACAAAAATTTGTCAAATTTTAGATGGAACATCTTATCAAGCAGAGTTGTAATTAGCTTGTCAGTAGCCTCATCTAGAGGTACACACAGTTTGTGCGTTTGTTCAGGAAGTGAACATTTTGTATCAAAAGAAGGTTTGACCTTCTTATTGATAGGGAAATATTCCCAAAGAGTTGGATCTTTAAGAACTCCCATTTTATTTGGATTTTGACTGTAAGTAAGTCAACTGAGTTTTCAAAACTCTTTACAAATATACTAGGAAATTTGTATGAATAATCAATTCAATATGCTATGGGCAATTGTTGAATGATTAATTTTGGTACTGCGAAGCGATACGAGCTTTGGTACTACGAAGCGATACGAGCTTTGGTACTATGAAGCGATACGAGCTTTGGTACTACGAAGCGATACGAGCTTTAGTACTATAATGCGGTACGAGCACGACTGTGAGTAAGTCAACTGAGTTTCTGAAACTCTTCGTGGGATCTCTAACGGGGAGTCCGTATAATTGTTATTATAATTAATCAATTCAGTATGCTCTGGGTGATTGCTGAATGATAGGCTTGGTATTACGAAGCGATACGAGCTTTGGTATTACGAAGCGATACGAGCTTGGTACTATAATGCGGTACGAGCAAGACTGTAAGTAAGTCAACTGAGTTTCTTAAACTCTTCAAGGGTTCTCTAACGGGGAGTCCGACGTTCGGTTATGGTGTGTCTCTGCACA